CTATTTTCGTGCGCTTCGAATAAGCACTCCTTGTTGTATGATCGCTTTTTTAGTAGCGAAGGAAACACCATCGGACAACCCTTTGTGACGTAGGGTTTCTTCCGTAATACCTATTTCTTCAGCAGTAAATTCAGAATAGATTGCTGATATAGAACCAAAAAAACGGCTTGTTTTTTTGAAAATGAGATGAACATGTATAACCTTAGTCTCTTTAGCCATGACTTTACTTTTAGATATTTGTAATACTAAAACTTCTATATAGTTACTATATGGAAGTTTTTCTAATTGCAAATATACGAAATAAACAAAGAAAATAAGGTGTTATCTTGATGTTTTTTCATGAAAAATACGGACTTTTGAAGATTGTTAATTTATTATTAAAAACAGATGTTTTCATACTAACAGACCTACAACAAACCTACTTTAAATAAAACAAAATGTGAATAACAGACCCATAACAGACCTACTTTTTAGTCTATTATTTAATTTGAGTTTTACCCTATATTATATATTTCTTTATTGAGTTGAGCCCTAAAATACACTTTTGACTTATATTTATTTTATATAAATTACTAATAAACAATTGTTTACTGTTTTTTATACGTGTTTTTACCAGAAAAGAGGTATTTAAAAAGTGTATTTAAGAGCAAATTGGGCAATAAAGATGGCTCAAGATGATAGAGTGGTTTTCACCCTGATCACTGTTTAACCCAGATTTTAAAAGAACTTACTTATACTCCCCAATACTTCATATAATTTAATAACACGACTTTTATCAAACTCTTGCTCATCGTAATCTTTGGTGTTAATAGGGACAAAACGTAGCTTGTTTGGGTCTTGTGATTTACGAAGTATCTTAACAGTACGAATAGTATCCAATACAACAGCATAAATTTCGCCATATTGTACATCATTTAATGTACAATCCTTTAAAGCTATTACATCTCCATGATTTATTTTGGGTTCCATAGAATGTCCAGTTACATTGCACCACACCACACCACTCTTATTATATGGGTAATAATTAATATAATAATCAGGGCATTGTGTTTGATCATTAGGCGTTAAATCAAATCCTCCTATAAAATCCACGTTATAATATGGCGCTCCTTTATATTCTTGGTTAATAGTCGGCATTTCATTCATATCAAGTGTAGAGCCAAACATAGACCCACGCCCAGTTATAAGCCAGTCAGTATTGATATCAAACATATTTGAAATATCGTATATGATATCATAAGAAGGTTTAGCGTTGCCCCCCCTAAAAAGCCTAGACAGCTTTTCAGAACTTTTGTAACCTAATTTATTAGCTAATGTTAAGCTATTCATAGATTTATAATCCATAAATTCTTTAATACGAGATACAATATCGTTATTCATAAACGTTAAAATACATATATGTTTGAAATTTTAGCCTACTATTACTTGTTTAAATTCAAATAAGTTTGTAATATTGCAGCGTGTTACAGATTAACAGCGCTCAAATGTATGAATAATTACTCTAAAATAAAAAGGTATGAAACAAATAATTGAATTAAGAGACACCGAAAAACGAAAGATGATTGCAGAAACATTTGGAATATCTCTCGCAAACCTTAGTCAAATACTCCGTTTCAAACGGAATGGAAAGAATGCAGAAGCTATTCGTAGAATGGCACAAGAAAATGGTGGAATTAAATATACTGAAGGTAATGAACCATCAAAAGTGAAGGTTTTGGATTCTCACGGAAATGTAACAAGAGTAATAAGCAATAAATAAAAATCTGCAATGCAAAAGAATAAGATTTTGAAACGTATAGATCGCATTATTTTTCAAGCCATTGTCATGGGTGATAACTTAACAGCAGATGATGTGCTACGCCTCGGCAACCATGCCAGATTCAAGAAGAAACTATTCATGGTTGGTGACACGTGCCGGGTTTCAGTGAGAAAGTTGTCCAATTCAGCGAGTATATTCACAGTCGTCAATTACTACTACATCAATAGTCTCTGTTTTACGGATCGTATTCGCCACTATTTGGGCAAGTTGAGGACAACAGCATTTCGTAATATGGGCATAAGTGAAGTCATTGTCGTAATCATAGATGATACGTGCCTTTAGCTTATGAACAGGACATTTTACATCTCGGAGTATACTCTTGCATATTGTTTGGTCTGATGCAAGTTTAGATTCCAAATCATCGAAAAACATCATAACGGTTTATTTGAATTAAATATTTTCCATATTGGCTACAAATGTAGCAAAACTATTCCGGTTCGTGATGAATAGGAATAGCCTTTTTAGAAAAATGAATGTAGAACAAGAAAAACGATATAATATATGAAAACATTTAGAGTGATTCAGAATGTGTTGATAGCGGTCGGGATAATAACTACCGTTTCATTGGTTGACGGGATTGAGGTGTCTGCCTCTAATATGCAGGCGGCTTTTGTCATTGCCTGTTTCACGATAGTGACCATTCTTGAAAGGGAATTCCGTTCGGAAAAGGACGAAGAGTAAAACAAGTATGCAAGCAAGGAACTTCCCCGTATTTCGGGATAACACAGACTCATGGTTTCAGATTGAATTTGTCATGGTATTATTTAATGGTGTTAGGACAGGTTTTCAATGGGAACAGGTGAAAAGAGGGGAAGCAGCTACAATCCTGGGGCAGTGCCGGGACTTGCGCTAAAGTTAATAGTATAATTATTATGGCTGAGATATTTAATAATCGGGTTTGCGTGTTTGCGAATGAACTGATTGCTTTTGATTCTCAACGAAAAGTAGGGTGCAAAAGCGGTTTTGTGAGTCGTTCTAATTATGACAAGATGAAAGCAAACAGACATATTATAGTTCTTCGACGTAGTGTACCCGGTTCCTCTGCATTAGTAGATTTTGAGACAATGAGACAAGACGTTAAAAAAAGGTATATTCAAATATATGGTGATCCCCGTGCGGAAATTGCCGCTAAAACACAGAAATCCATACTGGAAGATGCGATTGTCTACAGCAATGCCGCCTACGAGTTTTTCAGTGTAAAATACCGCTATGACGGTGACAAGAAGCTTCCCCCCGCGAAGATTGACGAATATACCCTTAATGTGCGCATCATGAACGCGCTCCTATCCCTTCGCGATGGTCGTAAAGCCAACTCGATAGGCGGTGGCGGTACGCGCATCAACGTTTGGGAAAAGCTCTGCAAGTTGAGCAATGACCTACTAACGCTGAAAGACCCGAACGGGCGTGATATTTTTCCTCATAACCTGCCGAAGAACTGGAAGGCTTTGAAACGTAAATGCGAGCAATATGAAGCGGCACGACGGATCAGCGAGGAAGAAGGCTATCGCAGTGTCATTCATAAATCCTATGGCAACAAATACGCGGCAGTCGTACTGAACGAGGACGCAAAGGCGGTGATGCATAAATTAATCAGTATGCATAACAATCTGAATAATGTTCAAATCATGGAAGAATACAACAAAGTGGCTTCCCTGATGCATTGGAAACCGATTGACAGTCCTACCACTGTTGAGAACTGGAGACAAAAATTTGCTCTCACAACAATGGCGGGGAACAAGGGAAGCAAAGCCCTGAAGAACACACGCATGAAACAGATACATCGCGAAGCCCCGACACAAGCACTTACCTACTGGACGCTGGACGGATGGGATGTAGAACTGTTCTATCAGAAAAAGACTCCCAAAACGGTAAAGAAAAACGGTGAGGAAAAGAGATATATGTACACCACTTATACCAACCGGAAAACGATGGTAGCCGTACTTGATGCCTGTGAAAAATATCCGGTCGGGTACGCCATTGGTGATCATGAGTCTCCCGCGCTTATCCGTGAAGCATTACGAAACGCAATACAACATACCAAAGAACTATTTGGCGAACGCTATAAGCCTTTACAACTACAAAGCGACAATTATCAAAAGAAGGTGATGGTTCCCTTCTATGAAGCCATGACCAAATATTATACACCAGCCGCTTTGGGAAATGCAAAGTCCAAAATAGTAGAACCCTATTTCAAACACCTGAATGTGGAATACTGCCAAAAACAGGCGAACTGGTCGGGCTTCGGTATCACTGCCGACAAAGATAACCAGCCTAATTTGGAAGTATTAAACCAAAATCACAAGTTCATCCCGGATGAAGCCACCGTTATTGCACAATTAGAGGCTATCATAGCGCAGGAACGGGCAAAGAAGATAGATGCTTACCGCGCTGCATGGGAACGTACCGAAGAAGCCCGCAAAATGCCTTTCGGGATTGAGGAATATCTGATGCTCATGGGAGAAACCACCGGACGTACAAATAAGATTACTGGTTCGGGGCTGTTTATCGAGTTCATGGGTGAACGAATCTGCTTCGACAGTTTCGACCTTTCTCTCCGCGACCATTACAACGAAGACTGGATAGTACGCTTTGACCCGGACGATATGAGTCAGGTGCTTGTATCGAATGCAAAACGCCTGAAATCCGGTCGTGTAGACAAAGAGATTGGGACATTGCAATACGTACTGCAACGCGATATCAAAGTTCCGATGGCTTTGGTTGATCAGAAACCGGAACATTTTGAATACCGGGCACGTGTTGACAAGTTCAACAAAGAAATGGTGGAAACCGTGAAGAAGAAAGTGAAAGACGTAGACAAGCGAATCACCACTATTTGTCAGCGTATCCCCGAAATAGCCGCAGGGACAGTTCTTGACCGTTACCTGATAACTGACAGCTTAGGACAGCACAAGGATGTCCGGTCGAAAATGAGGGATGACGCCACGGACGCGGACTTCATGGAAGTGACCCAACATATCACCCGGCAAAGTGTAGCAATGGCTTCTACCGGAACAGACGATGAAGATTACGACTACAACCCGCTGGATATGAATTTTTCAAGATGATTTAAAAACAATTTAAAAGATATACAACATGGATAATCAAGCATTAAAAACGTACATAGAGAAGTTAATCAATCGTGGATCATCTGCCACGGAGTTGGCACGGAAGTGTGGAATATCGGACACCGCCATGTCCCAATTCAGAAGCGGCAAGTATGGAGCGAATGAAGACTCCATTGCAGAAAAGATTGCTTCCGGTCTTAATTATTACGAGAACGCCTGGAATGTAGTGGAAAGCGTCACCAGTTACCAGCAGGTACGCACCGCGTTCGTGGCAGCCAAACGGAATCACAAATGGATGTGCATATCTTCCCGATCCGGCAGTGGAAAGACCCAATCCCTCATAGACCTTTATAACATGAGTGCCGATAATTCAGTCATATATCTGAAATGCCGGAAGTGGACGGCACGTAAATTCCTGACCAAATTAGCCACATGCATGGGGGAAACGGTGACGCGCTATATGGATAACGATGACCTTATGGACTTGATTGTTTCACACATTAACCGTATGGCTGGAAAATCCCCCTTGTTAATCCTTGACGATGCCGGGAAACTGGCGCACAGTGCCCTCTGTACACTTATTCCTCTATATGATGACACTTTACACCGTATGGGGGCTGTCGTAGCCGGAACGGAGACGCTGGAACGCAATATAAAGCGTTATGTCGGTCGTGTAGAAGGATACGACGAAATAGACGGCAGATTTTGCCGCAACTATATCACACTGCTGGGAGCCACAAAGAAGGATGTCAAAGCCATTTGCGCGGCAAACGGGATTAATGATGCGGAGGAACAGGATGTCATTTGGGGCAAGTTGAACAAAGAGAAAAAAGAGCCTGTTCCGGGAAAATTTGTTTGGTTTACCGATGATTTGCGCGAACTGTCCGGCATGATCGAAGACCGTATAATCAAACAACAAATCGAGCGTGGAGAACTGGCATGAAAGTTTGGAGTCAGAAGAACCTGGAAGACATCCGACATGAATATATTGATTTTGACGGTGAATGGTATCTGGCATTCGGTCGTCCGGAAAAGTCCGGTTGCTGGATCATTTACGGAAAGTCGGGACAAGGAAAAAGTTCTTTCGCTCTACAACTGGCACGCAAATTTGATGAAATGGGGCTTCGGGTTCTTTTTTTAACACTGGAAATGGGTGCGTGCGACGACTTCGTGAATTCCGTTCTTAGTGTCGGCATTCATAGTAAAACGAATAATATAATCTATTCGGATGAAGCCACCATCAAAGAACTGGACGAATACCTGTCAAAGCAACGCAGCCCGGACGTGATAATGATAGACTCCATACAATACTTCGAGCAGCAAGGGGGAGCGAAAGCCCCCGAAATAATCCGCCTGCGCAAGAAGTATCCACGAAAGATATTTGTTTTTATCTCGCATGTGGACGGACGCGAGGTGGAAGGAAAAACAGCCTATGAGGTGAAACGTGACAGCTTTAAAAGAATCTACGTGGAACATTTCAAGGCAACATTTATCGGACGTGGCAAAGGAGGTTCACGCGGCTATTACATAGTATGGGCAGAAGGGTATCAAAAACATTGGGTTGAAAATATTAAAAGTGATAATGATGGAGCAGAAAATGAAGAAACCTATCAGTAAAAGCCTTATCAAGCGTTTGCATACAATATACAACGCGCAAGGCATTGATGACGAACAAAAGCGGGCTATCCTGCTAGACCTGACAGACGGACGGACAAATACCACAAAAGAGTTGACATATAGCGAAGCAATGTATCTCTGCGGGTATCTGAACGGTGCGAAAAAAGAAAACCGGGATTTGACCATGACCGAACGGGAAATAAGGAGGCGCAGGTCGGCTGTCCTGAAGAGAATGCAGCGGATCGGAATCGACACAACGGACTGGGGGGCGGTGAATGCGTTTTGCCTTGATAGCCGGATAGCTGGAAAGAAGTTTCGCGAACTGGACGGGGAAGAACTTCTCCTGTTGATACCGAAACTGGAGTCAATATTAAAAAAGAAAGAAGATGGCGGATATTAGTGCGGAACAACACCGGATTAACCGGATTAATGAATTATTGGATCGGCTTGACAAGATTCCCGGTGAATTGGATGCCATACACGAGAAATTGTATGCCGGGAATATGGATCGTAATGAATTTGCGAAGTTGGTAGACCAAAGGTCATCGCTTTATATCGAAGCGGAAAACAAGGAGCGGGAACTGAAAGAAGTATATAAAATCAAATTGTAATTAATCATTTAAAAAATTAATAGTATGGATATTAGTAAATTGTCAAAAGAAGAAAAGGCTGAACTGTTGCGTAAACTTAAAGAAGAAGAAAAAACAGAGTCCATCCAGCGGAAAGAAACCTACGAAGCATTGAGACATCAATTCATGTTCGATGTGGAAAGTAAACTCATGCCAGTGGTGAATGACGTTCAGGGCTTTTATGATTGGATTGTGGGTGAAAGCAAGGCTTTCCGTAACGTGATGCGGGAATACGGTCAGCTCCGTATGCGTCAGGGTGAAGAAACCGCCACATTTTCAGTAGTAGACGGGAACTTCAAACTGGAGGTAAAAAGCAATAAGGTGAAAAGTTTTGATGAACGTGCCGATCTCGCTGCCGAAAGGCTGATTGACTACCTGAAGAATTATATAGCCCATTCAGAAAAAGGAGTCGATGATCCGATGTATCAAATGGCGATGACGCTTCTCGAACGTAACCGACAGGGGGATTTGGACTATAAGTCTATAAGCAAGTTGTATGAACTGGAGTCACGTTTTGATGAAGAATATGCGGCTATCATGCAGTTGTTCAAAGAAAGCAATGTCGTGTATAAAACCGCAACTAATTACTATTTCCATAAGCGTGACGAGAACGGAGTATGGCGTCGTATTGAACCTTCATTCTGTAGATTATGATTATAGCAGTTGACTTTGACGGAACCATTAGCCGGGGAAAATTCCCGGCTATTGACGGGGAGCAACCATACGCTGGCGAATCGCTCCGGAAATTACATGATGAAGGACATAAAATCATTATTTGGACGTGCCGTACTGGTGATCAGTTATTGGATGCCATCAATTGGCTGTTGGAACGCAAAATACCATTCGACCGTGTAAACGACCATGATCCTGAAAATGTTGCCAAATATGGGGAAGGCGGGAAAAAGATATATGCCCATTGCTATATTGATGACAAAAACATCGGGGGCTTTCCCGGATGGCTGGTATGTATGAAAGAGATTGAACGGATGGAAGAAGCCTATAAAACTATTTTAAAAGAGGATAAAACTAAAGTATGAACAAAAAGAAGGAGATAATACGCACTATCAGAAATTTTAAAAAGATTCTGAAAAGTGGGAATGCGAAAACGATATTGACTGTTAGTGATTGGGACATATATGCAAAAACATACACTATTGAGGAAATTGCCGCCCGTTTTTTACGGATAAAAGGTTATAATGTACAAATCACCATATCGGATAATACGGAGCATCCTTCCTACCTGTTTGGTTATATACGATTCTATCGTTATGCCAGAATCAAGTTTAAATCTAATTAATTTAGTAATGAGCATAAAGATAACGAAATGTGCATACACGAAGCTAGTCAAAGAGGATTTGGATTGGCTTAATAAAGAATGCCCTGCTGGACTGGAGAAAGACCATATAGAGGCTGTATTGCGTAAATCTATTGATTTACTATATCCAAAAGATGAAAATCTTAAAGTAAGATGCCCTTATTGTGGCTCTACAAAGGTTATCATGTTTGACGCAGATAACGATATGTGTAATAAATGTGGGAAGTATTTCCCCAGTAAATAACCTTCATAACCAGAATAAAAATGAAATTAGTCCATGGCAGTTTATTCAGTGGTTTTGATGCCCCCAGTGTTGCAGCTTCATGGATGGGCTGGAAAAATGCCTTTCACTGTGAGATAACCCCTTTTTGCAACGAGATACTAAAATATTGGTTTCCTGATTCAGAACATTATGAAGACATTACAAAAACAGACTTTAGACAATGGAGAGGAAGAATTGACATCCTTACAGGGGGATTTCCTTGCCAGCCTTTCTCCGTTGCAGGTCAAAGAAAGGGAGCGGATGATAACCGTTACCTCTGGCCGCACATGCTCCGTGCTATACGGGAAATCCGACCCGCTTGGGTTATTGGTGAAAACGTTGCTGGAATCCTCACGATGGTTCAGCCCTGCGAGGAGATTAAAATGGGAAGCCAAACCTCTCTTTTCGGAGAAGATAACCGAAAAAGAATATTGCTACGACAAGCGTATGTTGTCGAAACCATCTGTAAAGACCTTGAGCGAGAAGGATATTCCGTCCAACCGTTGCTTATTCCGGCTTGTGCCGTCGGAGCGCCCCACAGAAGAGACAGGGTGTGGTTTGTTGCTCACCGTACAGACTCAAGGACTGAAGATGTGCGACGAGAACGGGAAGACAAGGTTCTATCCGATGGAATTGCTCCCAACACCAATGGCTACGGATATTTATCATCCAGAACGTGTGAGGAATCAGAAAGATGCAGGTGCAGAAACGATGGCGAGTCGGAAAAACGGAAGCAATCGCCCGAATGGTCTAATGGACTTCATGGATTTTCACGGGATGCTTCCGACTCCCAATGCTCGGGAAGCGGACAAATACAGCAAAAAATACAATCCAAACAGTCAGATGGGAACAGCTTTGACCGCAATGGCAGTGAATGGGATGTTGCCTACTCCGGTACGCCGAGATTATCAGCCCTCCGTCTCCCCTCAAACACTGAAGCGGAAGGATGGAAAGATGAGAACGGACAGCCTCTGCAATCTTCCAGTAATGTTAGGGGAACATTGCTTACAGAATGGTGGCAGAACTTCCCAACTCAATCCCCTGTTTGTCGAGGAAATGATGGGGTTCCCTTTAATGTGGACAACCTTACCATTCCTTTCACAAAATGGAGACAGGAATCAATTAAAGGATACGGAAACGCTATAGTTCCACAGGTGATTCTTGAAATTTTCAAAGCGATTGAAGAAATAGAACAAATAGAGTAAAACAGAATAGTAATGAAGAAAATATATAAATATCGAATACTATGGTCTTTGTACTGTATCTGTACGATTCCCGCACTTCCAATTATTTTTATCACTTATATATTTGATAGAATTAGTGATTGGATTAGTCGTATGTACGAATCGGTAAAAGATGAAATTATCAGAAAGTATAAACCGTCATAACAATAAAGAAAGGAATCAAATGAACCTCCAAACTAAGATAGATTACTCCGTATCATTGCTTCGCAAATGTGAACAGATGGCACTTGACTACGACCCGGATAACGGCTTTTATTTAGCTTTCTCTGGTGGCAAGGATAGTCAAGTCCTCTATCATCTTGCGGTAATGGCAGGAGTGAAATTCAAGGCTCACATGAACCTTACGAGCATTGACCCTCCGGACGTTATTCGATTTGTGAAGAGGAATTACCCAGACGTGGAACTGATAAAGCCTAAAATGTCTATTTATGACATGGCTCTAAAAAAGCATATTATTCCTACACGAACGATGCGCTGGTGCTGTGCTGAATTTAAAGAAATGTCCGGTGCAGGTAAAGTCACCTTGATCGGCATTCGTAAAGCTGAAAGTGTGCTGCGCTCTAAACGTGAAGAAATTGAGATTAGCAGCCATAAATTCAGCGGGAATTTCGACCAATTTTCCGAGCATAAAGAAAATATGGTTACATGCGTCAATGGAAAAGATAAGATTCTTGTCTCGCCTATTCTTTACTGGACTGAACGTGAAGTTTGGCAGTTTCTTAACTCAAATAATATACCGCACTGCAAATTATACGATGAAGGCTATAAGCGTATTGGATGTATTCTTTGCCCGATGTCTAACTACAAACAGAAGCTAAAAGACTGCCAGAGTTTTCCTCATGTGAAGCGAAAGTGGATACAAACAATTCAAAAACTGATTAATGCGGGATATCTCAATCGTAACTTCACCGATGCCGAATTTGGGTTTAATTGGTGGATAAGCAATAAAAGTTTCAATCAATATTATGCAGACGAAGTGCTGCAACAGAAAATAGAGTTTAACGTATAACAAAATAGATAAGAATTAAATAATGCCAATAAGCGAAGTTTATAATATGGACTGTATGGAGTACATGAAACGTATTCCTGACAAATTCTTTAATTTGGCTATTGTTGACCCGCCTTATGGGATTAACGCTCCCAATATGACAATGGGAAGCAACATGAACCGTAAACATGGTGGGTATAATGGCGAAAGCATAGCACAACGGTTGAAGAAGGGAAGATTAAACCAAGGTGCGGGAAAGTTGAAAAACAGGGCATTGAATACAATGTCATGTGATTGGGATTTCACCCCGCCTACTGATGAATACTTTCAGGAATTGTTCAGGGTAAGCAAAAATCAGATTATATGGGGTGGAAATTATTTCCGGTTACCCCCGACCCGTGGAATTATTTTTTGGGACAAAATGCAACCGTGGGAAAATTTTTCCCAGTTTGAACTGGCATGGACATCCTTCGATAAACCTGCAGCAATGATTCGGTTATCCAATACTGGCGGTTCCAACAAAGAAGTAAAAATCCATCCGACACAAAAGCCTAAAGCCTTGTATCACTGGATTTACAAGAAATATGTCAATCCGAAAGATAAAATACTCGATACTCATTTGGGAAGTGGCAGTAACCGGATTGTTGCATTTAAAATGGGATTTGACTTCTATGCTACCGAGATAGATGTGGAATATTTCAAATCACAGGAAAAAAGATTTCGTCATGAATGTCTTGGTGAAATAGAAACAGAGAAAGGAACTTTAGTACAAACGAGCCTGTTTGGCGTATAGTAAATAAAGAATGCACACAATCACAGCGGAGACAATATTTGCCCCCGGTTGCTGCGATTGTGCGCATTTTTGTTAGTATGTGAGTGGTATTGCTTACTAACAGCCGGGGGCTTTTTATAGCTTTCCCCCGATAGGCTTATATTCAATTTTGACAAATCACTGGAAATCCGTATATTTGCGCTATAATAATGACTGTTTATGCGGAATCCTGAAATGACCAAAATACGTGACCGGAAGATGGTAGAAACTTTCTACCTCCTCTATGATAAAAAGCGCATCCGCTTGGAGGATGTTCTTTTGCGTATGAGTCATGACCTGTTCTTCCTTGACCAAAACTACATTTACAAGCGGATTTTTTACATATCGGAAAACTTATCATATTACGAACAATTAAAAGAAGGCAAAAAGCCTGATTCAAAAAAAGACAATACAAATCAACTTAGTCTTATTTTTTAGCCGCTATACATCATATAGAGGGTTGTTATCTATAATTTCAGGTACAGTTCCGGCTGATACGATTATTTCTTTATTCTTCATATCAACTTGGCTTGACTGTTCCATCGTTGTGTAATCCCTGATTTTGCATTCAAAACTGATTCGGTATAAGTTCCCTGCTCCCCCTGACTCCACCCTTCCGACATGGGTACGCCTGAGCGTGCCAAAATGCGTCCCCGATTTCCCATGCAGCATCATTCCAAGTAAGGTCAATAAATTGAGGTAGTTCAGGGCATCTTCCTGCATAACTGCGTCATTATAAGTATCAGAAAAGGTTTCCCAAAAAACGTACAGGTCGATTTGCAGATCGATGTCCTGCGCCAGTATGCCGATATCCGAAATTTCAAGCGTATTAAAGCCTATGAACACAGAAGGGGTCGGAAATAAGTGTTCCTCTTCCAAATAGTCTATCTGTTCATGCCATAAGTCAATGTATCTCACATCAGGAACAGCCGCCAGTTCCTCCGCCAGTTCGGGAGACAAGTCTTCCATATTGTCGAGCATCTTCCGCATATCCATGATGCGGGCTGATAGTTCTTTATAAATATTACACCAAATCATAATTTAAACTTTTTTAAAGTGGTTTTAAAATGGAATTAAAGACTTTTCATGGATTGAAATTTTGGTCTATTATCCGGTCGATGTCGCCCATTATTTTTTTCTCCAGTTCGTTCATCAGTTCCCGGCTCTCACCGATAAACTGCCGTTTGGGTAATTTCTTTTTCGCTTTCCCGAAGACACGGATATAACCGCCTTCGTTGTGTACTTTGGAATAAGGGAGGTCGCTGCCAATAACCACTCGTTTTGAAGAAGCTTCCGCCACCCGGATACTATTCATCAGGTCACTGCCCGAACCTATTAAGATTCCCCTTTTTGTAGCTGCTTGGCTGAAATTAAGTTTCCGCTGCTTCTTGCTGCGTACCATTCGTCCGGTCTTTTTGTCTTTGGTCACAGCAACGGAAGTTCGTTTCTCCCCCTTGTACTGGAAGCCGTACCAAGGTGACTGCGAATCACGTCGTTTTACATCCCGCCAAGGGGTGATACCATTATTGCGGAAGCCTTGGCGGTGGAAGTTCTCGCGGAACTCATCTACTGCCATCTTTCCGGCAATGCGGGGAATGTCTTTTTCGACATAGCGTCTTACTCCCTTTTCTACATCCTTGAGAATATTTTTTGTTGCCATAGATTGATTATTAAAATATTACGTTTATCTTTGTGTCTATTATTAGAAGCAAAATAGGTTATGGTAAAAAGGTTATATAAAGATGAAAGCGATAGAGGCAAGTCCCTTGATGATCGTCATGAGATATTAAACGTCTACAGATCGCAGTGCGCACGTTGTAAACATTTCAAGGAAGATGACTATTTCTGTTTGGCATATCCGGATGGCATTCCCGACAAGTTGCTAGAAGGTGATGCCACGCATGATAAAATACGCCCCGACCAGATGGGAGACACCCTCTTCGAAGATGTCTATTAACGTGTTTTCTTCTTTTCATACGTCCAATTATATTGTTTGGCAATCTGTCTCGCTAATAGGTGAAAGTGCGTAGCATTCGCCTGGCTGGGAGTCAGTGTGTTTTTATTTATTCTCTTCATAAATTGGTTTCTCAATTTTAAGTTATTTGCCATATACACCATTTTGAGTTCTTTTACCGTCACTCCCCATCCTGATTTGGGTCTTTTCATGGAAAATGTATAATGAGGGGTAACGGCTCTAATCTCTGCCACATCATTGCCTACGGCTAGAGTCAGGTCTTCGATGCTGAACGAGTTACCTATTCGTCCCAGAGATTTTTCCGGCTGTCCCCACCCCCGCGGATGATTGTGCGTCATGATGTTGTCCTTCATCAAAAGGCATTCACTGTCTGTAAATTGAACCTGAAAGGCTTCGCCTCTTTTATCAACTATTACCTTTCCATTCTTGTCTACCACTATCCCTGTTTCATGGTTTTTATTCATGCGAATTTCGTTTTCAATGGCTGTTACTTTCCGGGTCGTTTTTTCATTCCCCACCGTATTCAGTATGTTTTTATTGAGGAAGTTTTCCACTGCCTCTTGTGCCTCCTTACCCGCATCCTTAATATAAGGATGCGACCCCGTGAACACTTCCTCCGTAATACCCGGATTCTTATCCAATCCCGGAGTCGGAGGTACAGGTTCTTCTTTCCTTCCCACATTCACCGGAGCATCCGTACTCTTAACCCTACATTTGCAGTTCCATAGATTGCCCGGAAAGTTTGTGTTCCAAAACGGGTCGTCTACTGGTCGGATTGTGCCATAAAACACTTTGTGAGCTTCCCGTGGATTCACCGAAACGCTGGGTAGCCATTCAAGATTTGGAAACAAGTCTTTGTTTGCCACATATCCACGGAAGTCGGCAGCAAAGCGTGCACGCCTCACGGCTGTGTCATACTCTGTCCGTAGCCAGTTTACGTTGTAGTCCTGCAGTATTTTCTCCGTGTCCTTACGGAACTGGTCAAAGCCCTTCCGCTTTCCGTCTTCATCCAATAACAGGGCATGTAACTCATTTTGCTGGCGGTGTGTCTTGAATGCAGCAAATACCATACAGTTATGCCGTAGTTCATTCAGAAAGGCAGCATCCGGAGTGTTGTACTCAACTTTTCCAAACCCCTTATCTACTCCTTTGCTGATGGAGTCGAACGTATGGGCAAACAAATCGGGGTCGATGTCCTTTTCTACATCAAAGCCTTTGCTGCGCAAACGTTCCAGTATCCGGTCACGTATCTTATCGGACAGTGAGAATCCTGCGTTATCCGTAGGTGTTTCCCCGTCCTGATAATAGAGAGAATTTATCGTGTCTGCTATGCCGGAAGCAGTCATTGCCTTGTTCGGATTACTCTTTTTTTTTTGAGCGTTCCTTTCATCGTTTGGGGGATTCTTGATATTCGGCTGATTTCCCCCTTGTTGTTCACTTCCGGGATTCGCCTTTTGCCCTATTATTGGCAAACCTGTTTTTTTAGCGACTTCTTCATGGTCAAATTCAAAGGTATAAGCCAGTTTGTTAATTGCTTCGATATATTCCGTGACAGACAAACTTTCCGTATCGTCCCACTTTAATTTCAGCCTTTCAAGCGGTTTATATACCGGGCTTATCTTTACTAGCTTAGGGATAATAATATAGTTGAAATAGAACTGGAAAAGCATCTTGTCATATTCATGGCGGGACTTTTCAACACGTTCATGCACTTCTGCCGTTCCTTCCCATGCTCCATTCTCGGTCGTACCCGTCTGACCAAGCAAGCGTTTACTTATTTGATTGTCACACCGTTCTTCTAATGGCAAGTATGCATTTACCGCGTTTCCTCCGGATTCTTTGCCATATTCGACATGTTCATTTCCGCTGAGTACTGCAAAGAAATTGTTCCGGAAATCCTGCATCATTTCAAACAGTTCGTCCAACCTCTTTTTATCTTGCCTGTCCGAAGTGACAAATACTGGAGGAATACCGTATTTCTCAATATGGTTCATCCATGATCCCATTCCCAGCTTTTTTGCAAGAATGATGATAGCCAGTTCATTCAACATGCCCAATGCCCACGGTGAGCCGAATTGTACATAGTACGGTTCAAGTGCACCATCTTTATATGACCATCCGGTTTTGTCCGATTCTTCCTTGACAATAATCATCTGTTGCGGGATATAGTTTGACATGGGAACTTCTTCCACATGGCTGATTTCCAAATTATCGTCAAGATGGGAAATGTCGGCTAACGATACGCCTTGTAGCTGGTGTAGGAAACATATCCGGATTAATTGGTGATACCACGGACGATTCAGCAGCTTCTTCGCTTCCTCGTCCTCATTATCATTGTCATCGACAAGGTTGAATTCCGCCTGTTGTACTGGTAGCACACGATTGTCGATTGTCGTTTGTAGATGCTCATCGTTATATAACGATTGATAAAACCTATAAAGCAAGCCACGTCGCGGATCATCCGGATCGGTAGCCGAAGTCACTGACATGATCCAGTCATCAATGGTCTTTTCCCGATAGACAACAGCCTGCCTTTTATAAGCAGCACCCGACAATGTTGTTCCACTGCTATCCATCCGATAATAATATTCATTGATTACGTTCCTGACATTCATTCGTCGGATAGCCTTCATTTGAAACCAGTTGAATATTTCTCTTAACTTTTTGTACATAACATACCTTTTAAAAGCGGTTTAAAAACTATTTAAAGAAACCATCCATTGTTCCGTGTGTGACCAAACAGAATGGGAGATTCAACATTGCCTTCCTCGTCTGTTATCAAAGGTATTTCAGGAGGCAGCGACATAATTCCGTCGCGCAACTTGGTAAGCATAAGGTCAGCCCAATCATTCATGTCTGATAACGGATTATTTCCCGTTTTGCGGGCTGCATTCCGGTTTACTGCACGAAAGGCGGTAATACATGATATAACCCGGGTTAACAATCCCGTCCGGATTGGTGGAACACCAAATATCTTTTTCACGTCATAACGACCGCTTATGTAAGCGGCAACTTCACTGATGACAAGGTCTTCAATTCTATTCAAAACCTCTTCATCTTTTTCGATACTTTCAACCAGCAACCGATTCTGTATGACGGTTGTCAGGTCATCCATGTTGATATACTTCATAGTTACCAAGTGTATTTACGTTTATACCTTCCTGCTTTCCACGGTCGTGTTGCAGGTTCATCTTCTGATTGCGGAGGATCAGTGTATATCTCCAGCTTTTTCACAGCCTGTTCGTCCGCGTCCGGGCTGTCATCGTGTTCCGTCATTCCGGGTTCAACAGCGTACAACTGTTTCAAACCGACTGCGACGTCCGGATTTGACTTCAGTTCCTCATTCACATGCATCCGGGAATTTTGATAATATGGATGCATGCTTATCATACGAAGTATCTTGTTCGTTGTTTTGGGAGTCTGTACCGGGACTAGGTTCAGCTCTACGCCTGTTTCCGCCTCTGCTTCCCCTATGATACGTTTAACTTCATCGTTCCAAAATTGGGACTCATACTGCCAAAAGCAAATAATGTCCTTTGCCTTGAATTCAGCCTGTTTCATACACATCCACTGTACACAGAGTTTCATTTTTGACTGCTTTACGAATCCGTCTATCAGCCAAAAATCATTCTTGTGTCGTCCCCAAATCTTGCAGGCATTAAAGTCACTCGTATCTGTCCCGGCATACGCAATGTCCCAATGTGCCACGATTGCATTCATCGTGTGAAGGTCAGGGAGCTTTCCCCACTTCACCATTTCGGGCTTGAATATTTTACCCTTGACAAGCGGTACGTGGTTATACTCCGCATGTGCCGCGAGAATGCCCATGTCTTTTTCCTGTTGACGGTAGAATTGGGCAGAATACATCGATTTCCACGCCGGTTCATACGTTACCGGATCATAAGCCTTCACCAAGTTCCAATCCCAATCAGGGTGCCGTTGTTTTAACAATGTCTGAACCATCCGGGATGCAAAACGGTTGTTGGCACCTATCAGACGTCTTCGCTTTCCCGTCATGGTTGCCAGTACGTCCGCTTCTATCCAGTCCGCATAATCATCCTGCATCCGGTTGTTTTTGATAGTCTGCGGTGTTTCCAAGTCGTCGATCACCCACAAATCCGGACGGTGTGCGCCTTTACGAAGCCCGCGCACCTTTTGCTTCGCACCGAACGCCTTGCAGATAAAGCCGTTCATCGTTACGAAGTTTCCCTTTTCCCAATATCCCGGATTATATTGCTCGCCAAAGTCGTGTTTCAAAAGTTCGTTTGCCTCGAATTCCGCACGTAAATCTTCCAGCAGGTCACACGCACGGTCAAACGTATCGGACACGATACACATATAATGCGTCTCACCGTTGATCCATAACCATAGGGGAATAATCACATCGTTCCACACCGACTTTGCAAGTCCGCGTCCCCATTCGGCATATCCCTTGTAAATCGGGTCGTTCATCACCTTGTTGGCATGAGCGATCTGAAAGTCCGCACAGTCCGCTGTCGCATAATGCGGAAGATAAGTTTCAACAAGGTATTTGACATCACTTTTAGCACGTTGTATGCGGTTCATCCGAACTGTCAACGATTCATCCGGATCAATCAGGTTGCCCGTGCACCGCGCACGTTTTAACTTCTCCTGATATTCTTTGAGGGCTTTGCTATCTTCGACTTTCATTATCCCAACATTTTTGCAGCTTCATAAAGGTGGTTCTCCTGAAAGTCCAGTGTTTTAAAATAAAGGTCTGCATTGTACACCTTCATCGCATCGAATATCCGGCTCATGACATCAATGTAAATAGCCAGCGTAATCCGGTTCTTTTTATCCACCTCTTTGAGCTGGTTCCCCCATTGCGCCACACTGTTGTCAAGTGTAGCCGCCTGTTTCCGTAGTTCGAGCACCTTGTCGCTGTCACCTTCCGCAATGGCTTCGTCAATCATGCGCAGCAGCTCCAGTTTTTGGTCTGCAAGAATGTTGATAATCTGTTTCAGGTTGTCACCCTGCTTTTGCGATGAAATAACAGATGCCTGGCGCTCTTTTTTCCAAAGTGCGTCATTCTCATTAATCCAGCTTGAAACAGACCTTTCCGACACGTTTATGCGTGTGGAAATCTCCTTGCACGTCATTCCTTCACGTACATAAAGGTCGTGCGCTTCCTTCTTCAATTTACGGTAGTATTCTTTACTTGGCATATCGCTTCCTTTCGTTTACGCAGCAAAGGTCATATTTCATCATCACCTGTGGAAAACGGCTTTTCATGTTGGAACGTATTCTTTCCAAGTTGGAAAAAATACGTCCTTGTTAACACTGTTTTTTTTCCAAGATGAAAACGCTTTTTCCGTACCCGCCTTTCCTTTTCCAATTTTGCAGCATGAAATTTTAAATATCGCGAAAATGAATCTGACTGCAACAGCGGAAAACGGACGTGCCCGGATTGAACTCAAAGGCACAATATCAAAATGGAGGGAAACGGAAGCTGAATTCACTTCCAAAGTTGAGGAACTGATCAAATCAGGGGTCAAGGACGTGCACATCTATATCAACAGTCCGGGTGGTGAATGCTTCGAAGCTAACGAAATCGTGAACGTGATCAAAAGGTTCCCCGGCAAAATCACAGGCGAAGGCGGTGCACTGGTAGCCAGTGCGGCAACATACATCGCTATTAACTGCACATCATTTTCTATGCCTGCTAACGGGCTTTTCATGATCCATCAAGTCAGCGGGGGAGCATGCGGAAAAGTCGCTGATATTGAATCCACTTTGGAAGTCATGCGCAAACTGAATGAACACTACCTGAACGCTTTCCTTTCAAAGTGTACCGACAAGAAAAAAATCAAAGACGCATGGGATAATGGTGACTATTGGATGAGTGCACAGGAAGCAAAGGAAAATGGCTTTGTGACAGAAGTAACGGGCAAGGCAAAGGTTGATAAGGCTACGGCACAAATGATCACCAACTGCGGCTACACAGGTGAAATTGAGATTACTGACTCTATTAATAACGAAAAATCAAAAAATGACATGGATTTAACAATGTTGACTACCCGCTTCGGGATGGACGCAAGTACCACGGAAGCACAATTTATCGCGCAGGTAGACGTGTGGAAACGTAAGGCAGACCGCGTCGACATGCTCGAAAGACAGGAAGAGGAACGCAAGGAACAGGAGATCGAAAATGTCCTGAACAAGGCTATCAAAGAAAAAAGAATCACCGCAGACGTACGCGATGACTGGAAAACGAACCTGACCAGCAACTTCGATACGGCAAAGAAGCTGCTTGACGCTATCAAGCCTGTGGAAATGCCTGAAGTTCATGCTCCCAGTCTGACGGATACCACAAACAAAAAGTTCGAAGACCTTCAAAACGATCCGGAGGCTTTGAAAAATATCATGGAGAAAAATCCGGCTGAATACGAACGTCTTTTGAATGACTACATAAAGCGTAACGGAAAATAAAATACTAACCATTTAAAAAAAAGAATATGGCACAACCAGTAGACGGTCTTTATTTGAACAAGTACGTCGATCCCCAACTGTTGATCGAACGTCGCAATTACAGGGCGGACTTCATGCAAGTTTTAGGCTCTGTTCCTGCCGGAGCTTTGGCTGCGGACGGTGTACGCAGAAACAAACTGATTAACAATGTCGGTTTTCGCGTAAACAACACAGAAGATTTCGAGCCGAAGCAAATGACCGGAAAGAATTATATCGTACCGTGGGAAATCTACGATACGGAACCCAGTTCCTGTACGGATGACGAAATCCGTTATCTCGCTTTTGACAAGCGCGCTGCTATCCGTGTGAAACACAATGAAGCCTTTCAGGTCGGTATCCGCAACCATGTGCTGCACAAACTGGCTCCGGAGGATGATTCAAACGAAGAAATGCCTGTTATCCGGACAACAGGCGAGAAAGATATTAACGGTCGTTTGAGACTGTCTTATAAGGATCTGGTCGATTTTGCGACGCTCGCAAAAACGTGGAACCTTCCCGTTACCGATGCCCTGTACATGGTGCTTTCCCCACTGCACATGGGTGATTTGTTACTGGATAAGGATGCGTCCAAGTACTTCTATGACCGTACTTTCTATCTTGATCCGGCAACCGGAAAACCGAAAGGCTTCATGGGTATCAAGTTCTTTGAGAACAACGACTGCCCGTTCTATAATGCGGAAACAGCCATAAAGGTGGCGGAAGGCACAAAACCGTCTGCCGAAACGGACTTCCAGGCAAGCACGTTCTTCTATGCTCCGAATACGTATTACCACATCGAATCCGTGAAATCCCTGTATCGTCCGGAAACGACCGATACACGCAGCAAGAGTCCTACGAGTGAATACCGTACCCAAACCTACGGTATTGTAGACCGTATCGAAGACTTCGGTGTCGGTGCTATCTTATCAGGCAAATCCGTATAACGAATTATCTTATGGGAAATTTTACAGGAGTAATCATTAACAAAGCAAATGGCGGGCTGGTACGGGATACCGATACCAGTGACCGCGTCATTCTGCTCGTGGTCGGTGGTTCGGAGATCGGAGAACTTGAATATTACAAGCCGGAAGTCCTGAACGATATCACCGATTTGGAAGCGTTGGGATGGGACGCTGACATCGACCTTGAAAACAAGGAACTGGTGCATTACCATACCAGCGAAGTCTTCCGCCTGTCTCCGGAACGTTCACTGTATCTTATGCTGGTTCCGAAGTCTGAAAAGGTGTCAAGCCTGCTGACGAAAGAAGATTTCGTCAATGCGGTACGTACCATCAACGGAGTAAACACCATCGGTATCTGTTCACTGACTGCGGACGAAACAATCACCGTAGCCGTACAAGAGACACAGAAGTTGGTCAATAAATTCAGGGAAGACCACCTGTATATCGATGCGGTGATATTGGAAGGTGTCGGCAAGTATATCAATGCCATTGCCGACGCTGTCGATCTCCGGCAGTTGGATGCCGAAAATGTCTCTGTCGTGATTGCACAAGACCCGGCATGGGCGGCAAAGGACGAAGCATACCGGACACACGCTGCCGTAGGCAGCGCGCTCGGGATGTTGTCTGTCCGCTATGTACATGAAAATATGGGCAGTGTCGATATTGAGAACCATCCCCGGACAGCAAAAGGGACAAAAGACTATCCGTTGACTGACAAACTGTACGGGCTTTGGCTGGACGCTGCCTTGAGCAATGGGAAACCCTTCTCCCAGTTGGGTGAATCCGACCAGAAGAAACTGACCGATAAGGGATATAACTTCGTCGGCAGCTTTCAAGGGTATGCCGGGTTCTTTTTCAGCAATTCATGTACTTGTACTGAAAAGGAAAGCGACTATGCATATATTGAATATAATGCTGTTTGGAACAAGGCTGCACGAATCATCCGCAATACCTTGTTGCCACGTGTAAGAGGCAAGGTGAAGGCTGACCCGTCAACCGGATACATCAGCAACACCACTATCAGCAGTTGGGACGCGCTTGTCAAATCCGCGTTGGAAAGCATGGTCAATTCGGAGGATATCGCGGACTTCGACATTTACATCAATCCAAAACAAATGGCTGTCAGCGACAAGCCTTTCAATATCAAGGTAAAACTGGTTGCAGACGGTATTGTACATGAGTTTGAGATTGACTTGGGTTTCACGAATAAAATCTGAAAATATGGGATTGTTAGGAACATTAATCAACAAATTCGGAAAAATAGCCGGATGGAACAGTGTCAAGGTTGTCATGCTCGGTCGTCAGGTGGAGGGTATCACCGCCCTTTCCTACAAGGACAGCAAAGAGAAGGAAAACATCTATGGTGCCGGTGAATATCCTGTCGGTCGCGGTGAGGGGAATTACAAGGCTGAAGCATCGATCACCCTTCTGAAAGAAGAGGTGAACGCCTTGCAACTGGCACTCGGCCCGGGAAAGCGCCTTACGGATATAGAACCATTTGATATTCCGGTCATGTATGAGTATAAAGGGCTTGTCATGAAGGACGTAATCCGGAACGTCGAATTTACGGACAATGGCGTAGACGTTAAACAGGGTGATAAAAGCATTGCCACACAATTCACCCTTCTTCCCAGCCATATCGACTGGAACGTGGCAATGTAGTTTAATAACCGTTTAAAAGACTTTTAAAATGAAAGAAGAAGATAAGAAAATCAAGGCTGGAAAGCCTTACGAGGAACTGACAAAGGAGGAAAAAGCTTTGATAGTTGATTTCACAGAAGAAGAACATGCAGGAATGAAACTGAAATACGGAAAACGCCTGAAGCATGTCACCGTACAAGTGGACGAGGATGAACGCTACGACTACCTGATTGTCCGTCCGAATAAAAATATCCTGCTGGCTATGGCAAAGAAAAAGGATGATCTTGAAGAAGCAAATGACATCCTGATCCGGAACTGCGTGGCGGCAGGCAATATGGAGGCGTTGGAAGATTCCGCTGTCTATACTTCCGTCCTTACCGCTATCGGACAACTGATTGCCGGTCAGGCGGCTTTTATCAGCAAAGCATAGAGGAATATTCATCAGCGTTCGGTCTTGTCGAGGGAATAGACGCCATTCTGAAAAAAGTATATGGCGTCAACGTTCCGGGCAAACTGGACGAAGATGAATGGCTCAGGCTCTATGCCGAATACCGCATGTTGCGGAAAACTGAGTTGGAAGAATTTGAAATAGTGGTGCATAATGCAGTTGCTAAAGTAGTAAACCGATTATTCTCAAAAGACAATGCAAGTGACTCAATGGATATTGGAACTGGTTGACAGGATCACCTCTCCGTTACATGCCGCGACCGATGCAGCTGAAGAAGCTACACGGGTCATCGACGACACGGAGGAAGTGGTCGACCGTCTTGGAGAAACATCGGGGAAAGCAGCCGGAAAACTGGAAGGGCTGGGAAAAGGAATGTTCTTTCTCAACCAACTGAAGGAAGGTGTCGACAATATCCGTGATTCCTTTAACGATGCTATCGAGCCGGGTATCCGTTTTGAAACTGCCGTTGCTGAAATGTCCGGTATCACCAATATGGAAGGCAAAGAACTGGACGCTCTTGCTGACAAAGCCCGGAATACGGCAAAAGTATTCGGTGTCGATGCGGCAAACGCTATGGGCGTTTACAAGGACTTGCTTTCAAAGATAACTCCGGAACTGAAAAAAGCACCGGACGCGCTGGAAATCATGTCGAATAACGTAATGACGCTTAGTAAGACGATGCAGAATGATGTTCCCGGAGCGTCTGCCGCCATGTCCACCGCCATGAACCAGTATAAGGTTTCGCTCGATGATCCGATGAAAGCCGCACAAACCATGACGGACTATATGAACATCATGGCGGCTGGAACTGTCGAAGGTTCCGCCGAAATCAAGGAAGTCGCGGAAGCCCTGAAACAAACGGGAAGTGTTGCAAAAACATTCGGTGTTGATTTCGCAGAAACGAATGCTGTAATCCAGTTGCTTGATAAATCGGGAAAAAAAGGTTCTGAAGGCGGTATTGCCCTGCGTAATACGATAGTCAAATTACAAGCTCCGACTACGGATGCGATCAAGCAGTTAAAAGCTGCCGGGGTCAGTATTGAAACGATGCAAAACCAGTCCCTTTCACTGACTGACCGCCTGCGTGCCCTGACTCCGGTCATGCATGACGCGACAATCATGTCCGCTTTGTTCGGAGGTGAAAACCTTGCTTCGGCAATGGCTTTGATTGACGGTGTAGACCAAATCGATACATGGACGGAAGCGATACAGGGTTCTACTTCGGCAGTTGATATGGCAGGCAAACAAATGGATACCTATGCCGAAAAGCAGAAACGCATGCAAGCGTTTATTGATGACTTGAAAATCAGCTTCTTTGAATTTGTAGAGCCTATTGCGCCAGTTCTTGAAGTGTTGGGAGTCCTTGTCGGGGCATTGGTGACACTCGGAACGGTCGCGTGGTCTGTCGGGCAGATCATGACGCTTGTCTCTATCAAATCATCAATTGCATGGCTGGCTGGCATGGCAAAAATGGTCGTATCAACAGTAACGTCTTCGGCTCTCATATCCACCGCTATTTACAGTATTCCGATTATTGGATGGATAGCACTTGCAATCACTGCCATCACAGCACTGGTCGCTTTTTTATGGAATAAGTTTGCGGGAGTCCGCGCCTTCTTCTATGCCTTGTGGAACTTTATAAAAGTAATCTTCACGGAATACTATAAGTTCATTTTCAACGTGATGAAAGCCATTATCGATGTCATAAACCCGGCAAACTGGTTTGATGATGATTTCCATTTCAGCGATGTTTGGGACAAGCTGTCACAGCAAGCACTTGAAGGGGGTAAAAAGGTCGGCAGCGCATTTTCAGACGGTTGGAAAGAAGGCATGGCAGACTGGGAAAAGTCACACCCTAAAGACGGGGAGAAAAAAGAAGATAGCAGTTTTAACCTGAATTCCCCCTTGTCCCCGGTTAACGGGCAAACCAAACTGGCAACCGGAGGAACAAAGGTAACCGATGGGAAGACCGGGCTTGGCGGGAAAGGTGGAAACAGCGTGAGAAACATCACCATGAACGTGACATTCAACAATAATTTCAAGGTTGCAGGCGGTGCGGATATGCGGGAAATTGCAGATAAAGTCAAACGGGAAATTTTAGCGGTAATAACCGATACAGTACCAGCAATAGGATAAAGTTATGACAGGAAATACAGCGTTAAATATTGGTGCATTGTTTACGGAGGTCTTCGGGATTTCATCCCCGATTTATCTTCCGTGGGGACGAACCCTGCAGGATTACGATCCGGGGAAATACACCGGGGTGACAACGATTCCGGATGCCGAAGCCGAAGCGTACAGCTGGATGGGGACTCCGGTCATCGGGACGTTTACCCTTGACGGTAACAAGCAATACAGCACCTATAATCCGGACGGGTCACGCGGCACGATGAACATGGCTAGCTTTCCGATGCCGTATGCAACGGTCGTGGACTTTTCCCGCCCGATGAACTGTTCCAAAACGAAAGTCCTGGGCATTCACGGGACTGTAAAGGAGGTCTACGGGCTTGATGACTGGAAAATCAACATCCGGGGATTCTGCATAGCGGACAAAAGCCGGGAAGGTTACAAGACGGTAGCCGAACAGGTGAACGCACTCTGCAAGTTCCGCAAAGTGACGGAAGCAATCGGAGTAACGGGAAGCATCTTTAATAACAAGGAGATTTATTCCATCATTATCGATAACATCTCGTTCAACCCGATTCAGGGAAACAGCAGCGTAGTCCCCTTCACGATAGAGGCGACAAGTGACAACCCTTACGAATTGACATTATGAGCTATATGATGTGCAGCCGGATCACATTCCCGGCAAACATGAAGCGCGGGGAACTGGTCATCCATACGGTTTCATCGGTTCACATTGAAAGTTCATGGAAGATGCTGACGGACTCCGCGGAAATAGTCCTTCCGAGACGTATCAGATACTTTGCAGGGAAAGACCTGAAGGAACTGCTGTCTGCCGGGGATCAGGTGAAGATTGAGCTCGGATATGATTCCGACCTGTACACGGAATTTGAAGGTTATATATCGCTGATCGGCTGGGGTGTTCCCGTAACGATCCGGTGTGAAGACGAAATGTATAATTTGAAAAGAAAAACGGTGTCCTATTCCGCAAAGAATGTCACACTGAAGAAACTGCTTGCAGACGTCGCCAAAGGCTATGAGGTAAAAACCAACTATGACGCGGAACTGGGTGCGGTGCGGTATTCGTCCAAGACAGTCGCGGAAATTCTGAACGACATCCGGAAGAAAACCAACCTTCACTGCTATTTCATCGGCAAAGTCCTGTATTGCGGAAATGTGTATTCCGAAAAGGTCGATACCGAAAAGGTAAAGATCGTGCTGGAAAGAAATGCTGTCAGCCAGGACTTGAACGAAACCAACGGTGAATTTCAGGTCAAAGTAGTCAGCATCGGTGCCGGCGGCAAGAAACTGGAAGCAAAAGCCGGAACGGAAGGAAGCGAGGTTTATAACCTTACTTACAATGAAAAAGGAAAAACCATCAAGGTTGAGGACTTGAAGAAGTTTGCAGAGGACTTTTATGAAAGCCTTAAAAAACAGAAGTACCGCGGGGGTGTCGAACTGTTCGGAATACCTGTCGTCCGTCATGGTATGACGGTTGACCTGAAAAGTGAAATAACACCGGAAATGAGCGGATACTATTACGTTGAGAAAGTGACAAAGGATTTCAGTGACGATGCTACATACAGGCAAAAATTAGAGTTGGGAGGACGCGCGGAATGACAACGGACGAACAGTTACGTGATGCGCTTGAAAAATGGCGCGAAGGGGTTAGACAGGCACAACTGCGCTGGGTAACGGTTGACACGGTTGATAAGGACAACGGGACAATGGACGTGACCGGAGTCATTGACCAGCTTGAATATTATGACGTCCAGTTGGGAATGGGGGCATTATGCATCTATCCGAAACCGGGAACGACTTGTCTGGTCGGAATCATCGAGGGACAGGAGACTGACGCCTTCTTGATTTCCGCTGACGAAGTGGACGAAATAGTGCTGAATGGCGGGACGTTGGGCGGACTGGTAAAAGTCGGGGAGCTGACGGAACGGCTGAACCTGATTGAAAAGGACATCAATTCACTGAAACGGAAATTGTCCGGCTGGACACCCGTACCGAACGACGGGGGAGCGGCTTTGAAAACGGCATTGTCCTCCTACACATCAGAGTCACTGAAAGAGACACAGGTCGGGGATATTGAAAACGAAAGGGTGAAGCAATGAAGGGACTATTACTTGACAAGGACGGTGACATCCGGATTGTTCCCCATACGGGAAAAGACGGGCTGACCGGATTCGTGGTCGGTGACACGCTGATTCAGAATGCGGCAACCGTGCTGGAACTGAATCAGGGAGAGTTGAAAGAAGACCCGGTGCTGGGCGCGAACCTGATCCGGCATATACGGTCAAAGGCTGATAAAACAGCCATTGAGAAACAAATGAAAATCCACCTGAAACGCGCAGGCATTGACTATTCGGAACTGGTGGACAAAATAAATATTGAAATTACCAACGATTAAAATTAACGAAAATGAAAGCAAGTAACGATTTGATTAAAAAGTTCGGAGTGGACAAAATCATTCACGGACTGATTGGGATGCTCATTTTAGCCGTGTGCGTGGTAGCATCCGTTTTCCTGTTTGGAGTGAGCTTCCTTAGCGTATTGGGCGGCATGGGCTTGGGAACTGTCTCCGCATGGCTGGCTGGTAAATGGAAGGAATCGAAAGACGATGTTCCGGACACGGCAGACATCCGGGCGACAGTACGCGGGGCATTGCTGGCGGATGTAGTCATATTACTGGTATGGATAGTCTTCCGCCTGATTCTATAACCCGTATGTATCATGAAAAGGCTACACGTACAGTTATGGATCGCAGTTTTCCTGTCCGTATCCGGAATGATCCTGCTGTTTTGCGGATTTTGGGTAGTACCTACGGGACAGATTGACAACTCTGTTTTAGTCGCCTATGGCGAAGTCTCGACATTCGCGGGCGCACTCTTCGGGGTTGATTACAGGTATAAATGCAAGTATAAGAAATACATTGAAAGAGAAGACGAAACAGAAAATAAGGAGGAAAAGAAAGATGAATAAGCCTACATACATTATCATCCATTGTTCCGCAACACGCGGGGACAAAGATTTCACAGAGAAGCAAATCAATGATTCGCACGTAGCCCGCGGCTTCGGTAAATGGGGATACCACTATTATATCCGGAAGGACGGACGTGTGATCCCCATGCGGGCGGAAAACGAAATCGGAGCACATGACAACTTTATCGTTCCCGGTACGAATACCAGTTATAACCGATGTTCAATCGGTATCTGCTATGAGGGGGGACTGGACAAGAACGGCAAGGCAAAGGATACCCGGACGGACGCACAGAGGAAAGCGATGCGCGAGCTCGTTCAGGACATCTGCCACCGCCACGACATTATTGATATCCTCGGACATCGCGATACCAGTCCGGACAAGAACGGGGATGGCATCGTCGAAAAATGCGAGTGGATGAAAGAATGTCCCTGCTTCGACGTAAAGAGTGAATTCACCTCATTTTTACCACCTGTAATCGTTCGACCGTAATGAAAAAGATACTCGTTTTTTTACTCGTAATCGTGCTGCTGTCCGTCTGTTCCTGCCGATCATCCAAAACGGACACGACCGTCCATCAGGATAACACGGAACAGAAGCAGACGGAACAGGAAGAAGTTTCTACAGACAAAGCGCAGGTCGACGTAAACAAGAACGTTGAACGAATGCTCGAGATGATGCAGCAAATGGAATTCAACTGGCAGAAGACGAACTATTCGCCACCGGATAGCACAGGGAAACAATACCCGACCTCAACGGAGACAGCGACAGGAACGTCAACCAAGCAGGAGAAAGAAACATATAATGAACAGTTACAGGTGCAAATACAAGAAATTCAGGAAACCCTGCTGACACTGAAGGAACAACTAAAGAAACAGGAGAAGAATGATACAAAGGTCGTTGAAAAGGTCGCGTACATTCCTCCGTGGGCAAAAGCCGTAATAGCAGCCTTCTTTATTGCATTTGTATTTTTTATTTATAAAAATGTAAGATGAAAACAGTAGTACAAGCCGGACAAACCCTGCTGGATATAGCCGTGCAGGAATATGGTACAATCGAAGCGGTGTTTATGCTTGCAAAGGCAAACGATATGGGCATAACAGACTCCCTTCAAGCCGGACAGCAAATCGAAATACCGGAGAAGGTGTATAACAGCGAACTGGCTGATTATTGCCGACGGAACTCCGTTTGCCCAGCTACTTCTGAAACCGCATCGAATGCAATACGATTGAGAATTTTCACTGAACAATTTACCGAACAATTTAAGTAATGGCTAGAACAATCGCGGAAATAAAGAAAGAAATGACGGATGCCTACATGTCTAACAGCATTATCCGGGACATATACGGTATCACAGGTGATGCCGACTTTGATTCGGTGTTTTCCCCCGTGTCAATAGAAAGCACCCTGTTCTACATTTTTGCGGCAACAGCGCACGTCATAGAGCAAATGTTTGACCAGTTCAAAACGGACGTGGAGGAACGGATTGACGCTAATATCATACCGACGGTACGCTGGTATCATAGCAGTGCATTGGCTTTCCAGTATGGTGATCCGCTAGTCTATGATCCGGAGAAATACCAGTTCCGGTATTCCGCTATCGACGAAACCAAACAGCTTGTCAAGTATGTGGCGGTCAAAGATCGCGGGGGAAGTATTCAGATACTCGTGTCCGGAGACGAAGGCGGGCTTCCATGTCCTTTGACCGGGGACGTTCTAACGGCATTTAAAAGCTATATGAATTCGATTAAGATTGCCGGGGTGATTCTCTCTATTCAATCAATGAAAGCGGACGACATCCGTATCAACGCCACCATAGAAGTCGACCCGATGGTTATCAATGCTTCCGGTGTCCGTCTGACGGATGGCAGCAAGCCAGTACTTGCCGCCATAAACGATTATCTGAAAGGCATCGAGTATGGCGGTAAATTCAACAAGACAAAGCTTGTTGACGCGATACAGAGGGTTGAAGGAGTGCTGGATATCGAACTAGGGGAATGCGCCGCGAAAGCGTCATCGGCTACGGAATACAATGTAATTAAAAACAATAACTATACGGCTGTAGCCGGGTGCTTCATCCTGAACAGCCTTGAAACTTCTCTGACTTATGTGGTATGATTTTGACATTATCAAATACGCGCAGTATGTGCTTCGTCCGTCATTGAGGAAAAGGAAGATATTTGCAATCATATCCATCTTCCTTCTCCCTTTAATCTTCATTTACACCCTGTTTAAAAGTTACCGTAAGCAGGCTATTGACAAGCTGAATATAAACGGTCAGGTGATATATATCGAGAAAGTTCTGAACGACAGGTTTTTCCTGAAAAACCGGGAAATATACATCACTGATATTGCGGGAAAGGAGTCATACCTGTATCACCGTAGGGAAGAGCAAATACCGTCCTATCTGCATAAACGGAGCGAAGGGGCTGAAATAAAATACATCCAGCAGCGCGGTGAAGGAAACTATTCGGGAAATTACATGGTGAACATACCGTCGTTCCTGTCAGCGTATGAGGGTGAAATTAAAAATTTGATTGACTATTATAAACCAGCCGGACGAACCTACGTCCTTAAAATATACGAATATGAATAAACTGTTATTTAGAGAAGGCGGACAGCCGTTTTATTTGGACGATTTGGACTTTATGCAAAGCGCATTTGCAGATACTGTGAAAGGAATAGTCAGTACATACGGTAATGTCATTCTTTCCGGATGCAATGTGCCACCCCCTATCTCTATTGCCGGACGTCCGACGACTTATAACTGGGAAGAAGGTTATATAGCCATTAACGGAGAAGTTTACAGAGTAGAGGAAGGCAGTTTTGAAGGTGGATTAAATGCTAACCTTTACTGGAAAGTAGTCAGTACAGAAGGTCAAAAAGAGATATATGAAAACACATCCGAAAACAATGTGTATCAATACCGGAAAGTGGAGTTGACGGATACGGTGGAAGCAGCGGATATATATGTGGCGGCACAGGGCATGAAGACTGTAGAGGAATTGACATCCAATATACGAATTCTTGAAATAAAAGATACGACAGAGTCCTCCCAAAATGCCGTGCTGAGACTTTATCCCGCTGATATCTCACTGATTGAACCGGGAGATATCGTAGAAATTATACTGTCAGTGGGAATGGAGAGCACATCGAGTGTCGGTGGAGCAACTCCCAATAATGAATCTTTTAAGTTTTTAATTGATAATAGCACAACAACAATCACCAGTGGTGCAAAACCTGTTGCATGGGTCAAAACAATAGATGATTATGCAATCGCATGGGTATATGTCAATTTCAGCAGGACGAAAGGTGAATTCTATGTTGCAAACAAGAGTAGTGGCAAGCTATACCTCGGTTCATTATCGTCGCATCGGGTGATCGTTTATAAAAAAACAAAAAATAAGTGGTAATGGCAACAATATACGAATTAAAAAGACGGGCACAGGAACTTTCCGCAAAGAAAGATTCCCTATCCATATCACCTGACGAAGTAGGCGGTTTGATTGATGAGACGCTGGATGTCATCAATGAAGCGGAAAAGAATCAGGTGGGACTGGGTATCCGCAATACATATACGACCGTCGCGAAGATGAACGCAGACAGTACTTCCCCGGCTGGCTCTGACGGAAAACCGTTGAAATTCGGTCAGATTGTGACAGTATATGATGACGGCAATCCCGATGCAGCCGACAATGGCAATATTTATGCCTTTCAAAATCCGGGCTGGAAGCTTGTCTCAACAACAGGCAACCTTTCCGTATATGCAAAAAAAGAAGATGTAGAGACGGCAAAGAATACGGCTGATGCAGCACAAAAGAAAGCCGATGAAGCCGCGGAATCCGCCCAAAAAGCGAACGAGAACATCGGAAAACTATCCGATAATGTCGGTACGGAAGAGACTTCTGAAAGCGAGGACGGAACGGTATGGGGTGAACTCAAAAGTCTTTCCGACGATGCCGCCAGTACATCGCAGGACGTATCTACCTTAATGGTGGATTTCGTCCATCACTCGACAGAACGATTTGACGAAATAGCAACTGACCCTTCCATTGTGTTGGAGCAGTCCAGTGCGCCCACTGAAGACGGTAAAATTGTATATGTCGCCAACCTGGGTAAATTTGCCTGTTTCGTTGATAACAAATATTATCCAAGTTGGAAAGGTGTTGATAACTACATGAACGCTGACCGGACATCCCCGCATGAGAATAAAATATACCTGTTTGGAAACAAGACATACATCTACTTTGCCGGAACCTTGCTTGCTGCCGACTCCGACGTGATGCAGTTAGCCGCGTCTGCGGACTTGGCGGCAAAAGCAGCAAAGAAATCGGCTGAAGACGCACAGACTACCGCGTCTTCAGCATTGTCACTAGCTAACAAAGCCTTGTCCGTTATTAACGTCAACGGAATTTGTGGCGGCTCTGTTTATTCATTGCCTGCAGCTATTGCCGCAATTACGGAAAGGGAAAATATGGACAACGCCATCTACCGTAAACCGGGCATTGTTTTGACCTATAAAATTGCTGAAGGTGAATGGGAATCCAAGCAATTTGCCGGATCATCCCTTGAGGGCTTTGCCACAGAAGCGAACTGGATAGACTTCGGTGGTGCTGGTGGCGACATGACGGGCAAAGGCGCAGTGTTGCTGGTCGATGAAATTGCACCACTGTCAAACGGATACTATATTCTTCAAACGGCTATCAATGCCCTGACAGCCTACGAGACAGCAAATGAAACGGAATGCATCAAGCCCGGTGTGGTCATTATCTACCGTACCGGAAAGGAAACATTCGAGTCCAAACAGTTGTGCGCGTCCCGTGCCGATTATAATGACTTGGCGGCATGGAGCGACTTCGGCTCTGCTGCCGGGGGGACAGTCGAAACAGACTCCGAAATCATCAAGGACAGCGTGAACCCGGTAGCGGGTGGCGCAGTCTATGATGCCATGCCCGTCGACGTGGACGGTGAACAGGCGGAAGACGGAACGGTGCGTGTGTACATGAAGAACGCGGAAGGGCTTCCACTGGGAGACGGGTTCACCTTTGCTGTCGGAACAGGTGGCGGTGGAGACGTTGCCGGGACAATCGTGTATATCTACCCGCAAAGGACTTCTTTGTATGCCGCACTCGGAACTGACGACCTGACAATCAGGCTTGCAATCCTGTCACGTACCGGATCGGGCGAAATGGTTTCATACAACAATATCGAAACCCTGCAACTAAAAGATAAATCGACCGGGGAAACGCTTGAAACGTTCAACGTGAACCGGGAAAGTTCCGCATCCGATACGGACTACTCTTTCACCATCCCGGTAAAAAGCTATTTCAGCGAAGCGATGAACCGTAAGTTCGTAGTCGTTGCCACCGATGACGGGGGAAACACCGCACAGAAGACAATCAGCGTCACGGCTGTAAACCTGAAACTATCGCGCGTATGGGCTTTGTATAAAACATTGCAGCAAGGCTCCGGACTTGTCACCATGACGGACGTGTTCAAACTGTCATCCGCCAATAAATCCACGGTCACGGCACATATCAAAGTGGGTGAAGAATGGAAACTGATATCACAGACCAGTGTGGCTTCCACACGCTCACAGGACTTGCAAATCAACGTTTCGTCTTTGGGATTGACACACGGTGCATATACTGTCAAAGTCGTCGCACAGGACGTGGAATCGGGTGTGTGGTCGAACTACCAGTTCTTTGACGTGATGATCGTCAACCCGTCCAGCCTTATGCCCATCGTTTCATTGGCGCATTCGGAAGAAACGGAAACGGCATGGTCGGTCAGGAAGTATGCAAACCTCAATATCGAGGTGGCGTGTTATGATCCCAGCCATGTCGCCACCGATGCCCATGTCGAAATACACAGGGTCGCAAAGGTTACCAATACATCTACCGGGGACAATAATGAAACCGACACGGTGCTGACTACCGTATCAGTAGGACGTAACAGTACATTCAATCTGTCCACCCGTGTCGATGGCTTCACGATTGCAGACAACATCCGGAATACGTTGGGTATTTATGGGAAATGCGGTGCTGGGGAAAGCAATACGATTGAGTACTCCGTTAACAGTTCCGTCATTGACATTAACGGTGATTCCGGCTATACGGTTTATTTCAATCCGGCAGACAAGGACAATTCGGATCAGGACAAATCATGGCTGTACGGACTTTATGAAATGAAGCAGACCGGGTTTAACTATTCCACGAATGCCTTTGTCACCGACAAGACCGAAGGGAAGGCGTTTAAGGTCTCGGATGATGCCACCGCATTGTGTACTTATCGTCCCTATAACCGTACCAATATTGAGCAGACCGGATCAACTACCATCATCAAGATAAAAACGCAGAACGCTGCCGATCCTGACGCGAACGTCGTGTCATGCTGGGACGAAGCAAACCAAATCGGGTGGCGTATCACTTCAAAATGTGTGTACTTCAAAGCACTCGGAACTGAACTGATTGAACGGTATTTCAAGCCGGGCGACATCTACGAGTTTGCTTTCGTCATTGAAAAGGCAAATGCGGAAGAGGACGGCAAAGGCTATATCAAGCTATATTGTGACGGTGACCTGATTGGCGCATCCAAATATACGGCAGGACAAAGCGCAATTAAACAGTCCGAACAAATCAGCTTCTCCGGAACAGCCGGGGAACTGTACATGTACCGCTTGCTCTCTTGGGAAAAGGAAATGGCGGACGAACAGATTAACGATGAATTTGTAATCGGTAAATCTGACACGGACGAAATGATCGCTTTGAACAAAAAGAACGATATCCTAACCGATAATAAAATCGACCTGAACAAAGCACTTGAAATGTGTGACTGTCTGGTGGAAATGCCGCACGGGGATTATAAACTTGAAACGCTTGACAACGTAACGGATACATCCACCAAGATATATACAGACCTGTACCTGTTCTGCAAGGACAAAGGTATGAGCCTTATTATCGAGAACGTGGAAACGACCAATCAGGGAACGACCTCCGCCTTCTATCCGACCTATAAGAATAGGAAATACAAGCTGAAAAAGGCAACTATCCGCGCAATGTATCCGGAACTGGCTCCGCAGGCTTTGCTCGATGCGATTGCAAACAAGAAAATCATCCTGCGTGGCAAGACTATCCCATTCGACAAGGTCTGTCTGAAGGTTAATTATGCATCACCCGACAAGGTGAACACACCGATTTCACGTATCAATAACGATATGCAGAAAGCTTTGGGCGAGGATTACATGACACCAGCGCAGAACGCGTACTATGCGGACGAAAACAATACGCTGGACTTGCGTACAAGTATTGACGGTAACAGCGTGCTTGTATTCAAGTCGGATACCGGAAATATCAATGACGCGTACTTTTGGTGTCGCGGTGACTGGAACATTGACAAGGGCAACCCGCCGACTTTCGGTTTCAAGGACGTTCCCGGCTATAATGCCGACTGCTTGAGCTATGGCGACTTCACCGACCTTCCGGACGTGACGGAATCCTATTTCATGTCCCATGCTGGTGACTATGATCAGGATACAATATATATGCTTTCCAAATCGACGGACGCTTCGTACAAGTTCATGGAATACGTCGACGGGGCATGGAAGAACACCACCGGGACAATTTCTTTCAACGGCAAGAAAACGGTCGTTACCGGGCGTGTCCTGAATCCGGTTGAATGTGTTGAAATGCTTGATTATGAAGGAATGTGCATTTTTGATGACATCGACAACTTCATGACCATGCAGTCGACGCACAGCAAGTGGGTGAAAGGCTTGTACGGTGGTGAACTGTCAACGGAAAGCCTTGTTCCGAAATGGACGATGTTCTTTGAATTCCGTACACCGGACGATGACGGCATGAATCTTGCCTATGCGCTCGGAAAGAAGACACCGTACCGCTGGAAGCAGTTCTGCGAATGGGTGTATTCCTGTAACCCGAAGAACCGTATGGCAGGCGGCAAAATCAGTATCAACGGGGTACAGGTCAGCGACACGCTTGAAAACCGATACCGGAAGCTGGTTGAAGAAATGGACAGGTATTGCAGCGTGGCTTCTTTCCGCGCATACCTAGTCCGTATCCTGTATCATTCAGGCGTCGACCAGTTATCAAAGAATAGCATGTGGGCTTTGTATCTCTGCCCGGACGGTGTTTACCGCTGGTTCATGAACCATGACTACGATTCGGACAGTACGAACGGCAAGAACAATTCCGGTATCTTCAAACTTCCGTATAACGTGATGCTTGACAGCGTTATGGAAGGGGAAAACGTGTTTGCCGGACGTATGAGCGTTGTTTGGCAAGGGATGTGGCGTTATGATCAGGTCGGGCTTGCCGCGACCGCGGAGAAAATCCGTACATCACGCCTTCCGGGTGGTGAATCCGCATTCTCCTACGAAGCCGTGCTCCGTGAATCGGAAGAAAAAGACCATTTGATGATACCCGCAATCGTCGCCTGCCGTGACTCGGTAGCAAAATATATCACCAATCCGGGCGGTCAGGCGTTCAACGTGATTTCCGGTATGGGTATCCCTTACCGTCATTATTATGTGTCTGCCCGTTATGATTTCCTTGACGCTTATTTCGGTGTCAGCACGATCCTGAAAGCGGATAATATGTGCATGTTCCGCGCCATCGGTGAGGACATTAATATCGAAGTGACTGCAAGCGAGCAATGGAAATTGTGGGCGGGCTTCAATACGCCAGCCGCACAACAGGGGGCATGGGCGGAAGAAGACGGTTCAAAGGTGATATTCCATTTCGACGGCTCAAACTCATCGAGTGCGATCTATATCATCGGTGCATCGAAGATCAAGTCTTTGGGTGATTTGAGCACTGTCAATATCGACGGTACACAGGCAAAGGACTTCACTACGCTGATCCGCGTCGAAGAACTGGTGTTCGGCAGTAAGCGCGAAGGATTCGCCAACAATAGCGTCACAGACCTTCCGCTTGGTGAGAAGCCGTATATGAGACTCCTGAACGTGGAGAACTTCAAAAAGCTGGTGTCTCTTGACCTGACCGGGGCAACACGCCTTTTGCACCTGTTGGCATACGGCAGCTCACTGCAAATCGTCAACTTTGTGGGTGGCTGTCCGGTTCAATATGCGGAATTGCCGACCACCATGACACAGTTCAAGTTGATGAACCTCGATAAGTTGAGCTATAAGGGGCTGAATGCGGACACAGGCATCGTTGTTGAATCCATGCCGAACATCACCACACTGCGCGTGGAAAACTGCCCGCTTATCGATGTTGTAAAGATGATCCGCGACATAATTGATTCGCAGGAGGGCAATGTCGTATTCCGCCATATCCGTATCACGAACCGTGATTTCGTCGGGAACGGATCGGAAGTGCTGGAAATCCTGCGTCTTGGTATCGGGGGACTGGACGAAAACGGTAATCAGGTAGAGAAGCCCGTACTTACCGGAAACTATCTGCTGGATGAAGTAATCGAGAACTCGGATATAGAAGCGATCCGGAACGGGTTTGAAGGTTTGACCGTTTCCACCATTATCGATGCCTATGTCAAGATGATTGATTGGTTCAATTCGGAAGCCTATGGTGGTGAACCTTATTATCCCGAAGTCACATTGGATAATGTGGGTGAAATAATGGATTATTATAATGGCGAATCTTACGAGGAATATCTCGAACGCTTCGCCAAGGATAACATGGATATTAACGACTTAATAAACATCAATTAAATTATGAGCACAAAAGAACAAAGCGCAACCCTGCTGCGCTTGAACAAGCAGGCACAAGTGGCGGCACTGAACGCTGTGGGATTCTCGGATATTACTGAGGATTCCCGTGCTAGCGAATTTCCTCAACGCATCAAATGGGCTGCCGGGCTTCTTGACCTCTGTCTTGCCTGTAACCGCATCTCTGATAACTCCAAGGCATACTTTACCGCTGCCGAATGGAACTCCCTAACCGCTGCCAACAAACAGCTGTATATTAAACGCGGTCTTCGAATCCGCGCTTATGGACGTTCCTTTGTGATTGCTGCCCAGGAATGCTATAATGCCGACATGACTACTACCTTCTATTGGGGCGGTCAGGGCAAAGCCATAGACGGTCTGAACCAAAAGGGACTGGGCGCCATGTACGGCTGCTTCACTGGTGAGGAGGATACCGACCTGATTATCACTACCCTGAAAGACCAGAATAATAGCGGTGTGATCGGTGCGCCAGCTGCCGAAGCCGCCCGTGCATACCGTGCTTATACCCTTGAAAGTGACGGTATCGATGACGAATCCAACTGGTTCCTTCCGTCATCCGGTCAAATGCTTCTGATGTACCGCTACCGCGATAAAATCAATGAGATGATGCGGACATTTTGGAGCAGTGACAGTATGTTGATGACCGATAAGTACTATTGGTCGTCAACGATTTGGGACAATAACTCTGCATGGACATTCGAACTGAATACCGGGCGTTTTACGGTTCAAAACAAAAATTCAGTCCTTCTTCATGTGAGAGCTATTGCATCAGAATAGTATTAACTTAATATTATACAATAAAATGGATAAAAATATTGCCAGCGCAATGCTTTTGCGCTTGAATAAACAAGATCAAATTTCAGCTTTGCAGTCAATAGGTTTTACAACTGTTAATGAAAATACATCGGCAAGCGATATCGCCAAGTATATGAAATGGGCAGGTACTCTTCTTGACCTTTCTTTGGCAACGCTTCGAATCGAAGACGGCAAACAAGTCTTTTTCACCGCTTCTGAATGGAACTCCATGAGTGCGAATAACCGTTCTAAATACATCCGTGTCGGCATCCGTGTACGTGCCGAATGTCGCCAGTTCATTATCGCTAAGAGTGACTGTATTGACGCAGGCGGTGCGAAAACCTTCAAATGGGGTGGTTACGGCACTGATATACGCGGACTTAAAAACTACGGTAATGGTAATCAGGGACTTTATGACACTTTCGATGGTAAGGAAAACACCGATGTTATAATAGAGACTCTTGCGGGTGTCAGGGATAGCCAAGGAACTGTCGGTGCGCCAGCTGCTGAAGCCGCCCGCGCATACCGTGGTTGTACGCTTGCAAACGACGGTATCGAAGATATAACCGTGTGGAACCTGCCAGCATTGGGTGAATTAATGCTCATAGCCAAGTATAAGAAAGAAATCAACGAGCTTGCAACTTCCATGTTTGGTTCTCAAAATATAATTACAACTGACTGGTACTGGAGCAGCACCGAATACGACCCCTCGAGCGCGTGGTTCGTGACCATGAACAACGGCAACGTGAGCACGTACAACAAGAATAGCGCAGGTAGGGTTCGTCCCGTTTCCGCAATAGATTCTTTATCTCTTTAACTCTTTATCTCTTAGATAGTTACGTTTAATTAGCCCCGGTAGGGGCTTTTTAAGTTTTAAAATTTTGAAAAAATGAATGTTAATAGTTTGACAATCATTAACTTTGCGGAGCAAAAGAAAAATTTTAAAAATATCAAAATTTAACATGGGGAGAGCAGAGGACAGACCAGTCTACCAGTGTATGTATCGGTTATTAATGTTGATACTTGATGCAAGGGACAAGTTTCCGAAGAATTACAGATACGAATTCGGTACGGAACTTATGATGTCCGCCCTTCGTTGTTGCGAACTAATCCGTTACGCAAATTCTAATCTTCCACGTCGTGTGGAATACCTGAACGAATTCCTTGTTAAGTTTGATACATTGAAACTCTTATTAAGGGTATGTCGAGACCGGAAACTGATCAATATTCAGACGACAGCAGACATCATAGAGATGGTTACGTCGATTGAAAAGCAAATTATCGGGTGGCGTAATTTCACCGCTTCCCAAGAGAAGACAGCTTCCGTAAAGCCAGAGCCATAATCTTCACGGAGTTTATGGGCGAGCAATCTAATTTATCTATTGGGCATTCCCCCGGTGATGAACCGGGAAAGACTAAGACAGTGAATGCTGAATCCTCGAACGCGTGGTACGTGAACATGAACAACGGCAACGTGAACACGAACAACAAGAATAGCGCAGGTAGGGTTCGTCCCGTTTCCGCAACAGATAAACCGATCTATGACATACCCTTATCTTCAATTATTGAAGCTTACGATGATTGCAGCAGGCAAAAGCGCAATACTGATGGCTGTATTGAGTTTTCCTTCAATTATGATACGGAACTAGTCGCTGTATGGGAAAGTATCAGATACGGTCACTATGAACCGGACTTCTCCGATTGCTTTATGCGCAAGAAACCTGTTTTGCGTGAAGTATTTGCTGCCGCCTATATTGATCGTATTGTGCATCACTGGATCGACCTCCGCCTTGACCCGATTTTGGAAAAACGCTTTCAGGCACAGGGTAACGTTTCAAAGAACTGCCGTATAGGTGAAGGATGCCTGTCCGCTGTCATGCGCATGGATGAAATGATCAAAGAAGTCAGCGAGAACTATACACAGAACGCATACATTTTTAAAGGTGATTTAAAAAGCTTTTTTATGTCCATGTCAAAGTCTCTGCTATGGGAAATGATTGATATATTCGTTCGCGACAATTACAAGGGAGATGACATCGAATGTTTGCTGTATCTGCTCCGGGTTGTCATATTTCACCAGCCACAAAAGAAATGTCATAGGAAATCCCCCTTGCATCTGTGGGATAAATTGCCGAAAGATAAAAGTCTGTTTTACAACGACCCCGAACGTGGTGTTGCCATTGGTAACCTTCCTTCCCAAAAGTTTGCGAATTTCATAGGCTCGGTGTTTGACTATTATGTAACTGTAATATGCGGAATAAAGCACTATGTACGTTTTGTTGATGACTTTGGCTTTGTCATGCGTTTTAAAGAGGATATCCTAAAGAATATCCCTTTGCTCAATAGCTACCTGAAAGAACAATTGCTTTTGGAACTGCATCCTAAAAAGATATATATACAACATTTTTCAAAAGGTGTCCTGTTCGTAGGCGCATTCATACTTCCCAATCGAATCTATATTTCAAATCGTGTCGTGGGAAATATATATGATGCAGTCAGCAAGTATAACAAGATCGCAAAGGAAGGCTTCTGCGAAGCCCATATTGAGACTTTCGTGGCTACAATGAACAGCTACTATGGATTGATGAGACATTTCAATACGTACAACCTAAGACGCAAAATAGGGAAACTTATTGATCCGGAATGGTGGCAATATATATATGTCGAAGGACATTGGGAAGTCTTTGTAATAAAGAGCGAATTTAATTTTAAGAAACAACTAAAAAAACAAATAAGAAAAGGCAATGCGAAGAAATATCTTACCCCTGAAATCTGCTAAGCCTATCGAACAACAATCCGACGGAACATGGATAATTCGATATGCAATACAATCAATCGGTAGAACTGATAGTGAAGGAAACGAACTGGTTACATTTGCCAGTTCAATATTCCTAGAGAAACCAACATTGGAAATGATAAAGAAGAGTATTCATAGATATGCAATGAGCGTTCTTGATGACGAAGATGTTCTTCCGCTTGTTGCTAATCCTGATTTATCTGTTTACATGATCATTGATTAAATTTAAAGCCTGTTTAAACTCAATTAAACAGGCTTTTATTTTGCACCAAAAATCACATTTTGTTTTATGTTAAGATGTGTTTCAATGACACATTTTGTTTTTCGGTCGGGAATTTTTTGATTTGGCGATTGTACCGTATGTAAAAAGTAAAAAATAAGAAGACAGAAAAAACTGGAATGTTCTAGGTAAATCTCCTTTATTGTTCGTAATAGACAATAAAGGAGATTTTTTGCATTGGTTATTTTTTCTATAGTTTCTGTTACCAGTTTGCCAACCTGGGTGGAATAGAAAGTATAGTTTTAGAAAGAACTTCAATAAACAGAATAATTAAAATATAACATAGTTTAGTGATATGAATATAGTAGGAGTTTTATCAGGTAAAAGAAAATGTTTGTTAGCAATAGCTATTGCATTTTCGACATTCGGGAATGCCCAATTAGTAACCTATCCGGAAGGATTGAACACTGGTATGCCACATAATGATGATTATACAGTCAAAGTACGTGAAGCAGGCGGTGAATGGAAAGATGTATTCGAATATGAAGTCCAAGTAGATATGGATCGGGTACAATCTGCTTCAATGGTACAGTTTGATATGGGGAGTCCTGTAGAAGTGATGGTGAAAAAGAACAATGGCACCATTCAGGATGTGAAAATCCGTCCGTTAGCAATAGGTATACAACATACGGTAAACCACAATGCTATCTTTTTTACACTCACTAGACCTCAATGCCTGTCGATTGAGTTTAACGGTGATCGTTTGCATAATCTTCATTTGTTTGCTAATCCTTTGGAAACAGAAACTTATACTGAAAGCAGTGACAAAGTAATGTATTTCGGACCGGGTGTCCATCGTCCGAAAGATTTGCCGAATACACAGATACAGATTCCTTCCAATACTACTGTTTATTTAGCTCCCGGAGCTGTTGTAAAAGCTAAATTAGTGATTGACAAAGCTGAAAATGTACGCATTGTCGGGCGTGGTATTCTCGACCATCCGATCCGTGGAATAGAAGTTACCCATTCTAAAAATATATGGATTGACGGTATTACAGTTATAAATCCAGATCACTATACAGTATTTGGTGGTGAGTCTACAGGGTTGACCATCAATAATTTAAAGTCTTTTAGTTGTAAAGGATGGAGTGATGGCATAGATCTGATGTGTTGCAGTGACGTATTAATAGACAATGTTTTTATGCGGAACAGTGATGATTGTATTGCCATCTATGCCCATCGCTGGAACTATTACGGAGGAAGTCGTAACGTGACTTTACAGAATTCAATCCTTTGGGCGGATATTGCTCATCCGATCAACATTGGAGGACACGGTAACCCGGACGATAAGGTTGGAGAGATTCTTGAGAATATAACTGTCCGTAATGTCGATATTCTGGAACATGATGAAGATGATCTTCTTTATCAGGGCTGTATGGCAGTGGATTGCGGTGATAAAAACTTGGTACGCAAGGTATTATTTGAGGATATCCGTGTAGAGAATATCCAGGAGGGAAGATTGTTTCATATTAATGTTCGTTTCAATTCAAAGTATGATAAGCAACCCGGCCGGGGAATTGAAGATATTATTTTTCGGAATATCATTTATAATGGAGTAGGGGAGAATCCATCTCTATTGAAAGGGTTTGATAAAGAACGTTCCGTCAAGAATATCATCTTCGATAATGTGATTATCAACGGTATGAAGATGAAAAATATAGATGATTTTATCACGAATGAATACATAAAGAATATCACAGTCAAATAGCATAATCTGGTATATGAAGTATGAATGGAAAAATCTCTTTGTATTAGGTGCAAACTTCTTTTCTTCTAATATCAAACTTTCTTTAGGTTAAACATAAACTATAAATGCAAGTTTCATTTATATAATTAGAACTTGCAATTATATAAATGAAACTTTCGTTTTTATAATCAAAGC